CAAACCTTCCATAATCTTTTGAAGTGATTTGGCTTGGAATTGGTGAGCTTCGTCTCCAAGTACTACATTAAATTTTTGGTACCATTCCTTTGGAAGTTTAATCAGTGATTGCCATGTTGATACGACAATTGGACAATCTGTGTTTTTATCAACGCCGCCTTGTATCTTATATATGAGATCTGCATCACATCCGTAGTCGATAAAGTCTCCAGCCATTTGGTGCACGAGAGATATTGTTGGAACAATGATAAGTGTTTTATGCCCATACGTCCTGTAATAGTGTTGTGTAATAAGATAGATGATTAACGATTTACCAGACGATGTTGGTGATAGTGACAACGAACGACCGTCGCGAATAGCATCAACAATATATTGATTTTGATAATCACGCGGTTGGAATTTACAATTAATTTCGTTAGCAATCTGATATCCATAATCATCAGGAACTTCTTCGCCAAGAATCAAATGCTCTGGCGCATCTAATACATAACCACGTTCTTCACAGAATTTTTTAAGACGAGGGTATAATCCGACATATAATGCGGGTCTCATTGCTGAGAAAATACGAATCCAACCATCCCAAATTCTATTCTTATATGAAGGGTTAAATTGATATCCGTTAGGTTGGAACTTGAAGTAATTCTCAAGCTCCATTTTAACACCTGAATCCGCAATAATTTTCAAATGCACTGCATTGATTTGTTCAACTCGGACTATTTCTGACATTTTATATTAATATTCTCCGGCCTGGAATTTCATTATATCGATCATATTTTTGATAACAAAGTTTCGGCTGTGTATAGTTTTAATAATATCTTCTAGGAAATTTGCGCGTGTGGAATGATAATCAATCTTAAGACTTAGATTAATAATATCCTTATCTGCCATGATATATTTATCCATGTCGTTTTTCATTACTCGTTTCTGAAACGGCTTCCATCCACGCTCTTTTAGATCTTCTTCTGCCATAGATCCATCAAACCATTCACGCTTAGCAAGCTCTAGTTCTTTGTAATCGTAACGAAGCTTTTTAACTTTCAAAGCTTCCTTATAGTACATATTGTAATATTTACTGTGTAGCTCAGGAATCTTTTTAGATTCTTGTAATAGATTGGTTTGATCAATTTTAGAGTCAACAGACCACATTTCATTGATATCTTCAGTGCTCATAACAAAATCCTTATACATTAAATACCAATCTATTCTATAATAAGATAGCTAAAGTGTCAACTAGAGTTTTTCGATCTTGTAATAATTGTAGGTAAAAGTAGCTGAACACTCTGGGTATGTTATATCAGATGAAGTAACATCCAAAGAGATTGGACTCAAACTGGTTGGGAAGCAATCATAAAATGTTACGCGAAAGTTTGCGTTTTTGCTACTAGTATTTATGACCAATGAAATATCTGATCTGATACCGTCTTTGCTTTCTTCAAGATTTTTAAACTGATCTGTACTACTTGGAGAACCAATACCTTCCATCCATGTTAGCATTTCAAGGAAATTATTCATATCCTCATCTACAATAAAGGAAAGATCTAATTCGTTGTAGTTTAACCTATCGCCATATTCGTATAAACGATGAATCGGAGATGGATGCTCTACTTGTTGAATGTTTACTCCGGGTATAATAGCACGTTGAGCAAAAAACTCGACATTTGGTAGTCTAGATACATGAGCTGTAAATCCGACTGGTGAAAGATAATTTGTAATCATTTGAAAAATCCTGTTGACATTTTTATTTTCATATGATAGTATTTATCAAAATGAAGGAGGCAATATGCGCAATCTTACATTCGATGAAACAACAGCGATGCTTTTAAAGTTAGGCAAAAACCGTATTCTTTTTATAGAAGACATTGGTTACGAAGGAAACGGATTTGATATTGTTCTTCCAGAGGATAAACCCAGTTATGACGACACCACGATACGGTATGTTTGCTTTGAAGAGTACGAAAATCAGAAAGCAATAATTGACGATTTAAAATACTTCATAGATTCAGCTCGATAAATAAATGTTCAATCAACAGTTGACATGTACAGAAAGTTAGTGTACAATCCAACTTTCAATATTTCTACACCATGGAGTAATTATGGCAGAAAGTTTTAAAATCCTAAGCGCTCGTGACCACGTTCGTATGCGTACTGGTATGTATCTTGGTTCTACTGCTCGCGAAACAGTTGAGCGCTTTGTTATGGGGAAGTGGGAAAAGGTTGAGTATGTACCCGCTCTAAATAAAATGATTGATGAAATCATTGATAACTCTATTGACGAAGCTATTCGTACAAATTTTAAATATGCTAATCAAATCAGCGTTACTATTAAAGATGAAGTAATTACTATTGAAGATAACGGTCGTGGCATTCCACAAGAAGAAGTATTAGATGCCGACGGTAATAAAATGCCTCGTCCTGTTGCTGCATGGACTAAAACAAATGCAGGTACTTCTTTCGATGACGAACGTACAACAATTGGTGCAAACGGCGTGGGTTCTGCTTGTACGAACTTTATGTCAAGCCAGTTTGTTGGACAGACTTGGCAAAACGGCAACATGGTTAAAGTTACTTGTAAAGATGGTGCTAATCAAACTAAAGTAGTGATGTCCGCTAAAGAAGGTAATGGTACTCGTGTTTCGTTTTCACCTGATTACTCACTTCTTGGAGTTGACTCGCTTTGTGATGTACATACAGCTGAGTTGGTTCAAGATCGTCTAACTTCTTTGCAAATTGCTTTCCCTGAAATTAAATTCAAATTTAATGGTAAGCGTGTTGCAGAGTCTAATATTAAAAAATATGCTCAACTATTTGTTACCGACAAAGATCAAAGCATTGTTGCTTCTCAAACAAATAATCTGAGCTACTTCATTACAGGATCTGAAGATGGCTTTAGAACAACTTCTTACGTTAATGGTGTTAACACTCGCTTGGGCGGTACTTATGTCGATTTCATTGTCAATAGTATTGTTGATGAGCTCGCCGTTCTTATTAAGAAAAAGCATAAAATCGAAGTTGGCAAGTCGACTATCAAATCAGGTCTTACATTCGTAGCTTTTGCTCGTGGATTTATAGATCCAAAATATGATTCACAAACAAAAGAACGTCTAACTTCTAATATCACTGCAGTTAAGGAACATTATAATGAATGCGAATCAGATGCGTTTGATAAGATCGCAAGAAAAATTATGTCAAGCGAAGACATCATCGGTCCAATCGTCGAGGCTCAACTTGCAAAGAAACTTGCTGCAGATAAAAGAGCTGCAACTCTCGCTCAGAAAAAACTCCAAAAAGTAAAAGTAGCAAAACACATTGCGGCCAATAAGCAAGATGCTACTCTTAAAATTGTCGAGGGTGACTCAGCAATGGGCTTCCTTTTGAAAGTACGTGATCCTAATAAGGTTGGTGCTTACCCACTACGCGGTGTTATTATGAACACGTGGGATATGAAACCTGCTGACGTACTCAAGAACAAAGAACTATCTGAGCTGATTGCTGTACTTGGTTTGAATATTAACGACCCTGATAGTGTTGACGATATGACGTATCAAAATATTGCTACACTAACCGATGCTGACCACGATGGTATTGGACACATTAGCCCATTGCTACTTGCTTTCTTCTACAAATTCTGGCCACGTCTGTTTAGTGAACGCCGTGTTAATATTACTCGTACCCCTATCATGATCTCAACCAAAGGATCAGAAACAAAATGGTTCTATACATACGAAGAAGCAAATGAATTCAAGTCGACTAACGCTGGATGGAAACATCGCTATATTAAAGGATTGGGTTCATTGACTGAAGAAGAATACGACGCTATCATTAATCGTCCTGTATACGACAATGTAACAGTCGACAATGCAGGTATTTTTCAAATGATGTTTGGCAAAGACAGTCAACTTCGAAAAGATTTCATGTTTGGTTAAAAAAGTGTTGACATTAACTTTTCGATATAGTAGTATTAACCAAATTCCAATAAAGGAAACAATATGAGCGAACTGAGTTTAGATCAATTTATGACTAATAAAAATGTTGCAAATGGCTACCCAATCTCTAAAGTAGCCGCTAACGAGTGGAAGTCTTTCGCAATGTATACAGTTGAAAGTCGTGCCATTCCAAATATGATCGATGGCTTGAAGCCTGTTCAAAGGTTCTACCTTTATAGTTCTATTATTAATTCTAAACGAGACTTTAAGAAAGTATCAGCTGTAGCTGGTATTATTTCTGATTATGGCTACAACCACGGTGAAGGCTCAGCAGCTGGTGCTGGACAACTTATGGCTGCTACGTGGAATAACAATGTATGTCTCATTGAAGGTCGTGGTTCATTTGGTACACGACTTGTTCAAGAGGCCGGTGCACCACGTTATGTATATACTCGTCTAAGTGAAAACTTTGATAAGTACATACGTGATATAGATTTATCACCAGCACATGAAGATCCTGAGCACGAACCACCTGCTTTCTATCTTCCTGTAATCCCTCTAGCACTTGCAAATGGTACTAAAGGTATTGCAACTGGTTTTGCTACAAACATACTTCCACGAGATCCAGTCGACCTCGCTAAGGCATGTTCTGAGTATCTTGAAAATGGTACTATTGCAAAACCAATTCCAATCACCTTCCCTGATTTTAAAGGCAAGGTCGTTAAGAATGCTGAAGATGGTAAATACACGGTATGCGGTAAGTACCAAAAGAAAAGCAAGACTGTTATGGTTATCACTGAAGTACCATACGGTTTTGATCGCGAAGGCTATGTTAAAATACTAGACGATCTTGAAAATAGCGGTGATATTGTATCCTATGAAGATCAATGCGATAAATCTGGTTTCCGTTTTGAAGTTAAACTAAAACAAAATACGTCTGCCAATTGGAATGAAGCCAAGATCGTATCGAAGTTTAAGCTAAGTAAGCCTGTTAGTGAAAACATTACGGTAATTGATTTTAACGGCCGACTACGTGAGTACACTGATGAACGAGTACTCGTAAAAGACTTCTGTGATTACCGACTTGGTGTACTTCAACAGCGCATTGATGCTCGTAAAGCAGAGGCTGAAGAAAAAAGTCGTTGGTTAAATGTTAAGATGAATTTCATTCAAGCAGTACTCGATGATAAGATCATATTCAAAAACAAAAAGAAAAAGCAAGTAGTCAACCAAATGATGGATGAACTTATTCCTATTGTTAATGATGATGCTGAGCGTCTACTTCGTATTAACATTATGAGCTTGACTGACGAGATGGTTAAGGATCTTGCCAAGGAAATCAAATCAGCTGAAAAAGATGTTAAGTACTGGAATAAGACTACTCCTAAAGAGCAGTTCACTGACGATCTTCAAACAATTTGATAAAAATTGTTGACATTACTTTAATTCTATTGTAGAATATAAAAGTAAATTGAAATAGGAACTTACATTATGGCTTACTCACGACGCACTTGTACTAAATGTGGATATAAAGATATTCAACCTAATATGAAGCAGGTTGATATTCAAGTTAAATCTGGCAAGTCTGAAGCTGGCTTATCCAAGCGAGCTCTTGCTGGTGCATTTCTTGGTGAATCTAAAAAATCACAGCGTCAAGTTGGTAATTGGTTGTCGGGCAATACTAAACGCCAATACTATCGCAATAAAACTGTATGGGTTTGTGGAGACCACGTTGGTTGTGGTAAGCCAGCCTTTGGCGCAATTGGTTACTTCTTTAGAAGAGTTAAAACGATTTTTAAGATTATATTTGCTTTGATAAAGCTCGCAATTGCATTAGGCGTAGCTGCAGTAATTGGTTATTTCTTTTTAGCTTTGCAGGGTGTCGTTTAAAACAATGTTCTATTGTTGCTATGGCAAACCTAGGAAAATCAGTACAAAACTAATGGATAGGGTAGTCCTATTCGCTACTGATTTTCTTGAGATAAACGAAAACATTGAAATAGAGTTTGATTCTTCTATCGATAAAGAAGATAATTGTGCTGGTTATTGTGTGGATGATGAAGATGTAACAATCTATGTTAATCCTAAAATGGATACAGATACCATCATTAAAACTTTATTTCATGAATTCGTTCATGCTAAACAGTATATCAATAATGAGCTTTGTATGGGCGTTAATCTAAAGCCTAGTACTTGGCATGGTGAAGAATATACTGGTGATTACTATGAAGCTCCTTGGGAAAAGGAAGCTTATGAACTTGAGAATGCTATGTGGGACATATTTTCTCAAGAATTTTTGAAAAAAACTGTTGACATTAACTAAAATATATTGTAGTATATCATTATGAACAAGCTACTAATCACACTCACTCTTGCTGCACTATCTGGCCACACATATGCAGAACAGGCCATTATAGGAGACGTCGAGGATATCTATGTTGAAGAAACTATCTCCGTCCCTTCTAGTAGAATGTGCTATGACGTTCCCGTTCCCATCTATGAACGTCGCAGGAGTGAAAACGCGAGCGGTGGCGCACTCCTTGGTATGATCGTTGGAGGTTTATTGGGTAAGGGTATTACCAACGACGATGGAGGCGCCGCCGCAGGGGCAGTGATTGGCGGAATGTATGGAGCTGATCGTGGCGCTAATAGAACACATGATGTAATAGTCGACTACACATACGAAAAAAGATGCGATGGCCCACAAACATATACACAAAGAAAAATTCAAACGTACAGTCACTCAATCATGACTTACACTGATGAAAATGGTATTGAGCGTACTGTAAAATTTAGGAAATAAATAATGCTAGAAATTCTAATTTATAATGCAATCTTTTGGCCAATTTATCTTTACATTGTAAGTTTACCATACAAATTATTTCAAAACATGATTGACAGTAAATACGTCTGGTTTAATCAAATAGAATACTATTAAAAGTTTAAGTCTCCATAGCTCAATGGATAGAGCACTCGCCTTCTAAGCGAGTGGTTGCAGGTTCGAGTCCTGCTGGGGACGCCAATTTCATAATGTCATTTAATATAATTGAACCATCAGCATATGTTATTCCGGGCGAAATTAAACCCGTTGAGATTAGCCTACAGCATACTGCTCCTACATTTTCTTCGTTAGAAGAATTACATAAGTATAGTCTCTATCACCGTTACAATACACGTTTAGGTGAAGACGGTAGGACATATACTGTTAAAGATAAAGATGGAAATTATATAAGTCATTATGTTAGTCCATATGCTACTGAATTTTGGAGTGGCATGAATGTTGAAGCAGGTATCGAACCTGTCGTAAAAGCGCTTTGGAAAAAAGGTTACTTAACATTTACAAGCTGCCAAGGCCACGAAGAATCTCCAATGAGATATGTTGGTATTACCTTTGTAAATGATGAAGAACGAGATAAGTTTGTTAAGTCTATGTCTCATCTTCCCGTAACTTGGCATTTTAACTGTGTTAATCCAATTGATGATCCATTAGAAAAAGACGATGGTAATTGGATGAGAATGCAATGGGATCAAAGCGAACGATCTAAAACTCAAGAAGAGTTTACTGAAAAAAGATATACCAAACAAGAGTTGACAAATTTTTGGAACATAATGTTTGGTAGAGGATATACAAGTTACAGTCCAGTTATAATGTGTGTAGCTTGTACTATGAATCCTAAAAATGAATTGAACTACTATTGGTGGAAATTGAAATATCATTTTACTAGAAATAGTTCAACTAAGAAAGTTGCAGATTTTATAAACGATAACCTAGATAATTACCTTTGGTAGTTGACAAATTTTAATTGAGGATATAAAATGAATACTAATGATGTGGTAACAGTTATGGCAGTATCCGGCGAGTATGTCGGTAAGCTAGTTAAAATAGATGAAACAGGTGTATCCCTTAATGATCCTCGACTAGTAACTGCAAATGAACAAGGTATGGGTTTTGCTAATGGTATTGCAATGACAGGTATGCAAGATCCAAAGGATATGATTATCCTACAGCCAGTGTTTATCACAGAAACTCATCCTGAAGTTGTTAAAGCATATCGCCAATCAGTTTCAGGTATAATTACTCCTTAATATAAATAACGCGGCCCGTATGGTGGAATTGGTATACACACAAGACTTAAAATTTTGCGGCTTCGGCCATCTCGGTTCGACTCCGAGTACGGGCACCAATTTTGGAATGTAAAATATGAAAGTATTAGTAACGGGGGCTACAGGCTACATCGGTAGTCATGTTTGTAAAATCTTAAAAGAACGAGGTCACTATGTCGAAGGATGGGATATTAATATCCACGGTGAGCACAATGATGTTTCTAACTATGTTGATAGCTTTGAGACCATTGATGTAACAGATCCAAATGCAGTATCTGGTTCTTATGATGCAGTCGTCCATTTAGCAGGACGTAGCGTAGTACCACAATCATTAAAAGAACCCACTGAGTATTATCGTGTTAATGCTATGGGTACTGCAAACATGTTAGATAATGTGCAGACGGATAATTTTATTTTCGCTTCAACTTCTAGTGCTTGGGAAATGGCTTCACCTTATGCGAAAAGTAAGGTAGCTGCTGAAGATATTATCAAGGAGAAAGCGAATGGTTATACTATTTTTCGCTTCTTTAATGTTTCTGGTACTGATGGGTTTAACCGTCAGCTCGGCGCTCCAACTCACCTTATTAGGGTTGCTGCTATGGTTGCTGCTGGCCAGCTTGATGAAATTAGTGTCTTCGGCACTGACTACGATACTCGCGATGGTACCTGTATTCGCGATTATATTCATGTTGTTGATCTTGCTGCAGCCATTGTAAAAGCCGTAGAAAACGGTCCTACTAATACACCTTACGAATGCTTAGGTAGTAATACCGGATTCACAGTACTAGAAGTTCTTGATATGATGGATAAGGTTGCTAATAAACCTATGAAGCGTGTATTTAAAGGTCGACGCGAAGGTGACGCTGTTGCATCTGTAGTTGATAACTTGAGTGATTACGCAGTGTTAACTAAATCGCTTGAGGATATGTGCAGAGATCAATATATGTTAGAACTTAAGTTAGAGCTATGTGGGAAACGAATATTGAAATAACGGAAGACGATTGTCGTGATGATAAAACTATATACGACGATTATCTTAAAAAGTATTTCAATCAAAATTTAAAATCATTTGAATATGATATTAACGAGTGGGAAACAACACCTGATTCTGGTTATTGGCTTCCCACACACAATCATGGCCATTCGCAATTTACAATAGTTCGTTATGTAGATGTGGATGGCTTTGGCGGTGAGTTGATTATTCAAGATCCCAGACCAAACGCAAATCGTAATTGGCCCGGTGAACTTGGTAATCAATTTGCGCCATTAGTTGTAGAACCAAAAACTGGAATGACTGTAATATTTCCAAGTTTTTGTTATCATCTTGCGGCTCCGTTCAGAGGCCGTATCAGAAAAACAAAAGTTAGTGAAATTGAATTGTACTCTCGAAGTAAAGCAGATGATACTAAAAATGTATCACCAATATAATGAGGAAAATATATGATTGAAGGATTTAAGCTACCTGAAGTAGTTTTTAAAACTCGTGTACGTGATGAAAGTGTTGGTGGCCCAAATCCATTCCGTTGGGAAGATAAAACTGCAGCAGACTACTTTAAAGGTAAGCGCGTGGTGCTATTCAGTCTGCCTGGTGCGTTCACACCAACTTGTTCTACCTATCAACTACCTGGATTTGAAGCCAATTATGAAGCTATTAAATCTATGGGTGTTGATGAAATTTACTGTATGAGTGTTAATGACTCGTTCGTAATGAATAAATGGGCTAAGGACCAAGACATCGAAAACGTAAAAGTAATCCCAGATGGCAACGGTGAATTTACTCGTGGTATGGGCATGCTCATTGATAAATCTCATCTAGGATTTGGTCTACGCTCATGGCGTTACATGGCAGTAGTTAATGACGGTGTTGTAGAAAAATGGTGGCAAGAACCAGGAATCAATAACACTGGCGCAGATGAAGATCCATACGGTGAAACATCTCCTGAAACTTTGATGGAATGGCTAAATACTTAAAAAAGTAGTTGACATTTAGTGTAGCTATTGATAGAATAGATCCATAAACAAATGGAGAAATATCATGGCTACACTATCTGAAAAAGCAGCAAACTTGGCACTAGATATTATGAAAGCTAAATTCCATCTTCCACTTGTAGATGGTAAAATCAATTACGAAAAAATCTACGATCAAATTGTAATTGGTATTTACGCCGGTGATCTAGTCGGTGTTACACAGAAAGAAGTAGATATTGCTATTTCTTGTATTGAAGACCTTTTAGAAGAACATTTAAATGCACAAAAAGATTAAAGGATTTCCAAACTGTTATGTAGTTAATTTACGCGAAAGTAGAGAACGCAGACAGTACATGATCGACGAATTTGCGAAGCTTGGAATTGATAATCCTACTATACTTCAATACGAACGTTTAGAAAATAGTCGTATTAAAGTTGTAGGTGATCCTGAGCTTCTAAAAATTTTACCACTTGGTGCGACCACTTCTCATCTATTAAGTATCAAATGGTGGTACGAAAATACAGATGAAGAAATGGGTGCCTTCTTTGAAGATGACTGTGATTTCAGTACTATAGAACACTGGAATTTTAACTTCGAAGATTACATTAAAAAGTTTGGATCTTTATGGGACGCTTTACAATTATGTGTAATGCACGAAGGTTGGGCTGTAATGTATCCTCGTCATCGTAATGGTTGGGATCATGGCCTACAATGTTATATTGTAAAACGCGGATACGCAAAGAAAATTATCGACTATTATTTTCTTGATGATGAAACTATCCGCTTCGAACAAATGCCATATATACTTAGAAGCGAAAACAATGAAAGATTTAAACCTACAATCGAAAATGTGGTTTATGGTCTAGGTGTAGTGTACATACACCCATTGTTTAATCATAACATTAATTTTAATTCAACTGTACATGATCCTGGAGCAAAAGTTTTACAACATGTCGCCGAAAGATCCTATAAATATGTCAAACAATGGTGGGAGCGTAAAGGTGGTCCAGCTACCTTAGATGAATTGTTTGATTATAACTTTTGCTGTCCTCCCGGACAAAGTTATGGAAACGTTCTTCATATCGATAAATAAACTGTTGACAAATTTTAAAAATAGTATAATATAGATAATATAAAGATTATTCCTCGATAGCTCAGTTGGTAGAGCAGTAGACTGTTAATCTATTGGTCGCTGGTTCGAGTCCAGCTCGAGGAGCCAAATTAGTCCCATTCGTCTAGGAGGCCAAGGACGTCGCATCTTCAATGCGGAAACGGTGGTTCGAATCCATCATGGGACGCCATTTCGGAGGGTTTCCAGAGCGGCCAAATGGATCAGACTGTAAATCTGACGCGAAAGCTTCGGTGGTTCGAATCCACCACCCTCCACCAGAACCATGCACTTAGGACCGTTACTCTGTTATAGAGCCTAAGGCGTGTTGGAGCGCTGACCTCCATTGCTTGTTGGATTCGCTACCCTAACAACATAAATCGTCAGCATTTTTTAATTTATAGGAGATTATATAATGGCTAAAGTAGGCAAAGGTGTAGTACTTTCACACGGTGTTAACAGCAGTAAGAAAACTTCTCAAGGACGTAATAATGTAAAAATGTCTTCTATGAGTAAGTCAAAGAAACGTTCTTATAAGAAGTACCGCGGTCAGGGCTAATGGGTAACTGGGATCAAGTTCAAAATGGTGGTAAAGGCTCTAAACGCAGAGCTGGTGCTAATGATAAAGCATATGCCGATAACTGGGATAAGATCTTCGGTAAACCCTGCAAGGAGTGCGGATTAAAAGGTGGGCAACATAAGATGGATTGCTCGTTAAATTGGAGAGATAAATGAAACCTCTTAAAAATTATGTCCTAGTAGCAGAAGCTAAAGTTGAGAATAAAACCGCAAGTGGTCTTATTTTAACAACCGATGTTGAAACTGGTTCTAAACCGGGTATTGTACTTGAAGTTGGTGTTGATACTGTAGCAGTTCGTAAAGGTGATAAAGTTGCTTTTAATTGGGCAAAAGGTCTACCTGTAACTGTCGATGGTGTTAAATCTGTTCTTGTATCTGAAGATGAAATCCTAGGAATCTATTAAGTAACAATGCGCAAACAGTACAAATTGATTGCTACCATTTATGATAAGAAAGGTCGTAAACTTAGTCAAGGTGAGAACTCATATCAAAAGACTCATCCTTATCAAACTAAGTTAGCCAAAAAAGCAGGACGACCCGGAGCAATCTTTTTGCATGCTGAGATACAAGCTTTAGTTCGTTTGAAAAACAAAGATAAAGCTCATAAGATTGTTATTGAAAGATATGATTCAAAAGGAAATCCAATACTAGCTAAGCCATGTGAAATATGTTCATTGGCTCTTAAAGAAGCTGGTATTGGTATTATAGAACATACTTAAAGGGGCCGCTAGGCCCCTAATCTTTAATTATTTCAGAACTATAATGTGGTACTGGCCTACCATTTAAAGTTAACCATTCGCGTACCTTTTTAACATCTTCGTTGCTTTCTGCATTCATTATTGTTTTGCCATTTACCATAAAAGCTTCGATATCATTTGGATCTTCGCTATTCCTGATAAAGTAAACGCTGTTTATATCATTTATATTTTTAATATACATTCATAACACCATTTAATTTGTTGATCTAAAAATACCAACTAGATACGATCTTCCGTTTGGATAGTCTGTACTTCTTCCGGAATAATAGTTTGTAAATTTAAATGAACTACCACCGCCATATTCTAATCTAAGATAATGTTGTTTTCTTTGTATGTTTGTTGTAGTAGTCGTGCCGCCATTAGATCCATACGTATACAATTTTGTTATAGTCGATTGGCTAGAATAATACCATGAAGTGTCGGTAGGATGCAAAGCTACACAAACCCAAAACTTAGTTCCAACAGTAATTCCAGGTATGTAACCAGCTATCCCAACTGTTCTACTTACCGAGCTCCCATAGGATGTTTTTACCGGTGAATTAGAAGCAGTCCAAATAGGACTAAAATTACCCATACCTCTAAATTTACCTAATGATATAGCACCTTTAGTTGGAATCGTATATGTATTACCACCAGATATTTGTCTGCTATAGTTCGCATAATCTGGACCTAACGGAACTATTCCGCCATTTCTATAATAATCGGATATAACAACTGTATCATCTGCCGCGCTACCGGGCACAAATTCATCTCTAATATCAGAAAACTGCAATGGACCTGTTTCGTTGATGGCCATTATGTGTCTCCGTAAAAAGTGTTTAATATAAATATATTTATTAAATTGACACTATCAAAATAATTTGATAGAATATAATTGTAATGGAATACAAGACATTGGTGCTATGAAAGATTTACAACTAAAAAACGTAACAAAGTGTTTACGTATTGGTAAAACAATTCACATACTCGGACTAATATGTTGTTTTTTAGTTGGGATGGGGCATTTATTTAATTTACAGTTTTTAATGCAACCGTATATAAGCGAAACTACTATTTTCACAACAGTAGTATGCACTGCGGTGCTAATTATTCTGTGTAATGACAAACCATATGCTGTAAGCACATATAATTCTTTATTTGCTTCAACTGTGCTAATGTTTTTAATATCATCATTTTTTGTAGATTATTCGTATTTTGAATCTAGTATTTTTACTAAGATAATTTTATCTTTATTATGTATTGTTGTATTAAAATCTTGTAAAAGAAATTGTTTAAGATTATTATTAATATTTTTAATTGCGTTTTTGCCTTTTAATTCTATAGTATCGCATATTTTAAATATTGAATACGTAACTGAGAATATATCATTAACGACTACGATAATTACAACATTTGCTGCTTGGGGTTTATTATTTAAACAAGCTTATTTACGGTGTGTAAGATATTTTATAGCTGATACTGAGTTGTTAAAATTGACTGCTATCTTAGTAGGAGTATTATTTTTAGTAAGTCAGTTGGGTATTCTATTTGTTGTATATATACAATCTAATGCGCATTCTATTGAGTTGTATGTCAGCGCTGTAATAATTGAATGGGTTGTGTTAGGATCCATTTTAATTACGATGAACAGAGTAAGTAAAATTGCAAACGATAACAGAAAACTTTTTAAGCAAAGTAAAATTCTTTCTATAACAGATTCTTTAACCGGTGCTACTAACCGCAATGGAATGAATGAACATATTCAAAACATTAACAATGAATCAGTTAGAATCATAGGCGTTATTTATTTTGATATAGATCATTTTAAAAAGGTAAACGATACTTATGGGCATGATGTCGGCGATCAAATACTTAAAGAAATAGTACAGGTAGCTAAATCGCACTTAAGGTCTGGCGATTTGTTGGTTAGACTTGGTGGTGAAGAATTTTGTATAATAATGACTCACGCAAATGACACGGTTGTATATTCAAAAGCGTTGAGTTTACATATTGCTTTTAAATCTTATAGTAATAGTATTGCAGGTAATATTACTTGTAGTTTTGGGACAACATCTGGTGCATTACATGTATTTGAAAAAATATTAAAACGAGCAGATGAAGCACTATACTATAGTAAACGAAATGGCAGAGACAGAGTAACTGCTTATTCACATATAGGACTAAAATAAAATAATGATTAAAGATAATTTTGAAACGTATGGGCAGCTCGTTTATGATGCGTACAGAGACAATGTGCATAGTGTTGAATTCCTGGGTAGACTCAAAAACGATGTCGGGGTGGAAATTGAGCATTTTTTTAAGAATGCCGAAAAGGCTGATTTGGTAAGATGGTTTAACCATCAAATAGACGAAGCTATAGAATTCTATAGGACTACTGGATTTGAGCCTCATGTTAACATTGATTTATCTGTATTTGATGAAATTACTAGATTGGAAGCTTGGGAACGAGAAGCTGAGGATGTGAAATTTACTTTAGAAGTTACGCAGGTGCAAGGCGTTCCAGACTTAGAAATAATTTCACAACTTAAAGATCCTAAAAACTTTCCAACTAAATGGCCATGGAAAGGTATTACACTAGCTCTTGATGATTATGATATGAATAATATGAAGCAAATAGAAATCTTAAAAGATTACAAGTTTGATATTATAAAAATAGATAAATCATTGGTTAGTAAAGCAGAGTCTGATTACAAAATATATAAACACTTACTTGATATGAAAAAGAACTTTAATTCTAATTTTATAGTTGAAGGTGTAGAAACTGCTGCACAATATCGTATGTTAACAGATATGGGATTCCATCTTTTCCAAGGTTATTTTTTCCACAAACCAGAAAGATTGGAAGATATCATATCTGCATATAAAAATTATAATATATAACTAAAAAATATATTAAAAGTGCACAAATGTCATAAGAAGAATTGTGCACTTTTATAAATAAACTCATAGAGTGGCGGTTTTATACCGCAGGGTGGAGACTCTTAAATCAAGGTGCCCAAGTTAAATAGTTTTATCTAACTGGAGCACTGTCATGAACAAAGCACAAAAAATTACTATTCTCGAATCTAAATTGATCGAGTTAGAAAAAAGGCTATCAGTGTCTCAGTCTATTTTTAGATTGAGTATCACAATAGCCTTTTTTATTTTTAGTGCAAAAGTTCTTAGCGCGATTTTCAGCTAGATACAGTTTTGTTATCGTGAAGGACGGGAAGGAAAACACGTAAAAACTGGTATCCCGAATGATTACAAATATTCGGAGGAGAGCATGAAAAAATCATTTCTATCAGTAGCACTAGCTACTTCTTTTATGGCAACTACTGCGGTTGCTCAACAATATGACATGGCTGGCGAAGCTAATGGCAACATGGATTGGTACGGTAGTATCGAAACTGCGTGTGGCCTACAAAACTTCGTAGATGGCCGTGTTACTTCAACAATCGATCAAACTGTACTATCTTCAACTTTTTCAGGCGGTGAAAAGGCTGGTGTAAGTGCGCGTACAAACGAAGACGGATACGTTCTTGTATTCGGTGAACCTGTTCTATTAGACGCAGAAACTGGTGAGGATATTTCTTACTGGGCGGCTGAAGACGGTTTTGATATCGTAGCAAGCGCAACCGGTACAACTCTATCTGGTGACAACAGCGGTACTCTACAACAAAACGGTAGTGGTGATATTGTATTCTCTCAAGGCGGAAGCTACGATGTAGAAGCAGATGCTACTGTATACTCTGTTGGTAAGGGTGGTTTCCCAGCAGGTGATTACATTGTACGCGTTCCTGTTTCTTGTGTGCTCGAAATGAGTGGTCAAGATAGCGGTGGCGGTCAGTGTGATGGCAACTGTGGCAACGGTGCCGGTAACGGCGGTGGAAACGGAACTGGCGATGAAGGTGGCGGTAACGACTAATGTTTAGGTCGTTACTACTGCTAGCTATGATGTTTGCGGGGACTGCTAATGCGGTCTCCATCTTCCCAAATGTCATAGAAGTTCACGGTAAGCCAGGTGCGATAGCATCGGTACAGATAGAAGTTTATGGACATCCCACTTACGAAAAGATTGAATTTGTAAAAGCGGATAGTATTAGAGAAGATAACGATCAAGTTCTTGCTGAATTCATATTAGGTAGTGAACAAAGATCATATGTACCAATCGATATCGTGCTCCCAGAAAGATCGAAGGAGTATTACATATGTGCAGTATTAAAAAGTTCACAGTCTATGCGATTGCGAGTCTGTTCATTAGTGCGAGCTATAGTTACGCAGACACACGAATGATTCCTGGATCACCAAGTGTGGTCGAAGGCGGTGACTCAATTCGTGGGCGTGACGGAACAACTTGCAAGCAAGGCACACACCAAAGTCCAACATTAGATTTTGGTATATCAGCTTTTGATTCACAAAATAGAAACAATAGCTTTAATAATAATTTTAACAACAACTACGATTCGAATGCTGATAACTTTGGTGTGTACGCAAGAGTAGTTGTGCCATTAGGTAACAAAAAGTTAAATCGAGTTGATTGTACTCAACTGTATCAACTTGAGTTACAACGTCTTCAAATGGAACTTGAAAGGCTTAAACAGAATGGATCATCGTCAATCGTGGTGAAATAAATGACTGAAGAACGCAGAAGAGAAACAGACAGAAGAGAAGCAGACCCAAGAGAAGCGATATTTAAGGAAAGACGTATGCCAGCAAGTTGGTTAATAGGAGCAATGCTTACTATATTCACTTTCGTATGGTCAGCCGGAATGCTCTATCAAAGAATTATATTTTTAGAAACTTGGAAAACACACAACGAAGCAAATCTTGTGCATCAACAAGATCTAGACGTATTGCTTTCAGTAATAAATTCTAAAATGCATACATTGGAGCAAAAACACATAGCTGATGTCGAAGCAGAACGTGTATTCAGTAGAGCATTATGTGTAGCTCTATCACATACACAGGCAGCGGCAGGTATACCTGTTACTAATGACTGCGATAGACCTTAACTTATAGTAACACGTGTAGGAATGGGAAGGTAAACACGTTAAAATTGGTGTCCCAAAAAACTAACTAGTCGAATAAAAGGAGAGACTAAACAATGAAAAAATCAATTCTAACTGGAGCACTAATCGCCTTAATGTCAACTTCAGCGATGGCTAACCAAAACTTCAAGATTGAAGGTTCTGCAAATGATCTAGCGGCAGGTTGCTCTTTCTTTGCAGTTACTGACGGAAGCATGGCTTGGGATGAGTCTGTAAGCACTTGGTACACTCAAAACCCAGCTGCTATTCGTATCAAAA